TAGAGATAGAGCGCCTTGGGGCTTTTCCCAATGCGAATGAAATCGGTCTTGCCGAGATGCTCTTGGAAGACACTACCGACGGCTACGGCCACGGAGCTATCTAGGACATCGATATCAATGGCAACGACGTTGCCTGTCAGAATGCCGATGCCGCACTCAGGCCATTTCTCCCACATTTCCACATGAGCAGTTGTCGTATCCACGCTCGTCCAGCGCGGCATGTCCTGCCACTTGGTGCCATCCCAACGACCGGGCTTTTTGGTGCCAGGCCAAATCGGAATAATGCGATAACCGGCGTCGAGCAATCGTGCGCCGTATTGCGCCATGAAATTTTCAGACATTCCCCACCCACTCTTACAGTGTTTCGACTAAAACCTCTACGCGCTCTTCGCTGCCATCGTATTTCTTTGATGCAACGAGTTCCGCAACTTGCGTATCATCGGCGTAGACGATTCCATTCAGCCCATCAAGAATCGCTTTCACAATGTTATCCAGATCAGGCCGCGACACATGCCAACCTGTTTTGGTTTTGTGATTAAAGATCGCAATGATCGTCACTTTTACAGGCCCCTCTATGAGGGTGCGATTCATCATCGCGACCTGCGCGAGCGCCTGCACACCCTGCTCGTATTCCTGTGTCTTCTTCGGCGTAAAGGTGACGACGTTACCGCTCTTGCCCCGTCCAAAGCGAGGCCGACCTTTCCCGATCGGGGTGCCATAAATAATCATATCAATCATAGCGTTACTCCAAAATGTCGTTTAATTTTCTCGGCATGTATCGGATTAGGTTCATATAAATGCTTGGCATAAAGCGCCAAGAGATTTCTGGAAATGCGTAATTTCCGAGAAGCTGCCTGTAGAGTAAGACCTTTGCGGTAGATTGCGGCTAATAATTCACCGCCCTCAACGAGGTCCCATGCGCTCACTTCTCCCTTGGTTTTGGCTTCAATCACGCGCACCCACTTGGGATTTGGGGCACGGCTCTTTGTAGCCCATCGGGTTACAGCGGCACGGGTACACCCACACAAGGCAGCAAATTCGCCGTGTGTCAAGCCGTGCTTCTTAAGGTATTCTTTCAGCGACATCGCTCCTCCAGAAAAATATTTCAAGTTCCATCTTGCCACCTATTGCATTCCGTCACAAGGGGGTTTAATCTTCACTCACTGGCTACCGCCAGTCAACTTGAGGAACTTGAAATGCGAACTGAAACTGACATTGCAGAAGAGCTGTTTGAGGCCCGTCAGATTGAACGCGAAGCGAATGAGCGTCGAGTTCAACTCGAAGAAGAACTGATCGCCATTGTTGGCGCTCGTGAAGAAGGTAGCAAGACCCACACGATTGGTAACTTTAAAGTGACCATCACCGGCAAGCTCAATCGCAAGATTGACTGGGATGTTTTTGATTCATCCATTGCTTCTCAAATCCCAGAGAGTTTGCAGCCCGTTAAGATCAAGCGTGAGCTTGATGAGACGGGGGTCAAATATTTGGCTAACAACGAGCCTCAGCTCTACAAGCTGTTATCGAAAGCGTTAACCATCAAGCCTGCGAAGACCGCAGTCACTATCACTTTAGGAGCTTAACATGGCTATCTCCCTTGCTAGTCTCAAGAAGACTGGCGTTGCCCGTCCGCCACGCATTGTCCTTTATGGGGTGCATGGCATTGGTAAATCTACCTTTGCAGCAGGGGCTCCGTCGCCTGTGTTCATCCCAACCGAAGAGGGATTGGATGCGGTCGATGCCACGGCTTTCCCGCTCTGCAAATCTTTTGAAGACATCATGGATTCGATCGGAGCCTTGGCTTCGGAAGACCACGACTTTGCTACCGTTGTGATCGACAGTGCCGACTGGGCTGAGCAGCTCGTGCACAAGAAAGTCGCTGCCGATAACAACGTCGTCACGATTGATGCCATTGGCTACGGTCGCGGCTACAAGGCAGCGGTCGATTACTGGAAGCAAATGTTAGAGGGCCTCGACTACCTGCGTAACGATAAGAACATGCAGGTCATTCTCTTGGCGCACTCTCAGGTCAAGCGCTTTGATGACCCGCTGACCGATCCTTACGATCGCTATCAGCTCGACCTACACCATGGCAGCGCCAGTGTCGTTTCCGAATGGTGCGACATTCTGATGTTTGCCAATCAACAGTACACCACGGTCAAGTCCGATGTGGGCTTCAACCAAAAGGTAACCCGCGCTGTGGGAACGGGTAGCCGTGTGCTGTACACCCAAGAACGTCCAGGTTGGTCCGCGAAGTCTCGCTGGGCGCTGCCTGACACCCTGCCACTGGACTACGGCAAGTTTGCCGAAGCCCTTGGACAATCAATGAACGCCGTAACTGGAGAGTAAAATGGCACAGCTAAACTTTAACGCGAAAGAAATTCCTGTTAGCTCAGGACAATACGAGCCCCTTCCGGAGGGTGTGTACACCATGCAGATCGTCAACTCTGACATGAAGACCACCAAATCCGGCGACGGTCAGTATCTATACCTTGAGTTCGATGTCATGGGACCGACGCACACAGGGCGTAAGTTCTTTGACCGTTTGAACTTGTTCAACAACAACCCGAAGACGGTCGAGATTGCCAATCGGCAATTGGCCTCCATCTGTCGGGCGGTGAACATCTTGGCCCTCAACGATTCTGAGGAGTTGCATTTCAAGCCGTTGCAGGTGAAGATCAAAATCACCCAATCGCGTGATGGCAGTCCACAGAACAGTGCGACGTACTTAGCAGGTGAAGCGGTAAAGGCTGCGGCCTCCAGCGCACCGGCTCAAGCCGAGGCTGATGCTGGTAAAGCGAAGCCCTGGGAACGTCACAAGAAATAAGCGTAGGCGCGGCATCCTGTAGATGTCTGTCCCCCACCCTAGCCACTCAGGGTGTCGCGCTTACCTTTGGGGGTAGCATGGTTAAAATTCCTAATTTGCAAGATCCGACATTGGTCGCGATTGATGAGGCGCTAGAACGCACACAAGAGTCACGACCAAGGAATTACCTCGGCGCTTCAGGCGTCGGTGAAACATGTGAGCGTAAGCTCTGGGCGGGTTTCCGCTGGGTCAAAGATAGATACATCGAAGCCTCTGGGTTACGCCGTATCAACGACGGACATCGCGGTGAACTCGTGGTCGCTGACATGCTGCGGCTCGTCGAGGGCATCGAGCTATCGACCGAACGCGAACCAAGACAGCAGCATTCCTTTGAAGATTTCGGTGGACACTTTCGCGGTAACTGCGATGGACTATTGATGGGTCTGATTCAATCGCCTAAGAAGCTCCATGTCTGGGAATGCAAAGTCATCAACGACAAGAAGTTTCAAAAGCTGAATACGCTCAAGGCGACGAAGGGTGAAGAGAATGCGCTTAAGTTTTGGGATGAGATTTACTACGCCCAAGCTCAAATCTATATGCACTACTTCAAAGCGGAGCGTCATTACCTGACCGCTGCCTCGCCAGGTGTGCGTGATTTAACGAGCGTGCGCACGAACTACGATGCACAAGAAGCCGAGCGTCTCATTAAGAAAGCTGAGCGGGTTATCTTCGCTAAGCGGCCACCGGAAAAGATTTCTAATGACCCTGCTTGGTACGAGTGTAAGTATTGTCCACAGCACGCCATGTGCCATGAAGACGAACTACCCAAGCGGGTGAATTGCCGAACGTGTATGCACTCAACGCCACTGCGTGATGGCACTTGGAAGTGCGAAAAGCATGAATACATTCTGACCATGGACGACCAGCTCAAGGGCTGTCCCGATCACTTGTATCATCCTGATCTTGTTCCAGGCGAACAGACCGATTACGGTGATAACTGGGTCGAGTACAAGCTGAGAGATGGACGAACATGGATAGACAGGTCGAAGTAGTTTCAAACATTACCCTTGACCGAGAAGACTTGTTGCTCATTATGAAATCGCTGGATGTCTATGCTTATTCCCTCTTTGCCTGTGGGGCATTGGATGAACTGGAAGACATTCACGACTTAGCCAAACGAGTCATCAAGGTCATCCCACCAGCGGAGCTTGATTCGTAATGGAACTTCGTTATTACCAAAAAGAAGCCATCGAGTTCACGATGAACTACATGGCAGACAACGCAGGTAACCCACTCATTGTGTTACCCACCGGCACCGGTAAGTCTGTTGTGATTGCGGACTTTTGCAGACAGGTGTTAAGCCAGTGGTCAGACACCAAGATTCTGATTGTCACGCATGTCAAAGAATTGATTGACCAGAATTACAAAGAGCTGAAAGCACTGTGGCCAGAGGCCGATGCTGGTATCAACTCAGCGGGCTTGAACAAACGAGAGTACGCGCCGTCGATTGTGTTCTGTGGTATCCAGTCGGTCTACAACAAGGCGGCGAAGTTTGGGAAGGTCGATTTGATTTTAATCGACGAAGCGCATCTTATTCCGCGTAAGACCAATACGATGTATCGAAAATTTCTCAATGCGCTTAAGATGGTGAACGCTGACATGCGCGTCATTGGACTCACGGCTACGCCATATCGTTTAGACAGTGGATTGTTGCATTCGGGCAAGGACGCCCTCTTTGACGCTATCTCTTACGAAGCTCCGCTTTCTGAAATGGTGGAGAAGGGGTATCTGTGTCGGCTGGTATCCAAGCAGCCCAATACGCGCCTTGATGTGTCCGGTGTCAGCATCCGTGGCGGCGAGTTCGTTCCTGGGGAGCTTGAGAAAGCAGTCGATAAGGATGATGTCAATCGCTCAGCCGTAGCCGAAATCGTGGCCTTGGGGTCCGATCGCAAGGCGTGGCTCTTGTTTTGTGCGGGCGTCAAGCATGCCACCCACATTGCGGACATTATCAAGGGCTACGGCATCACCTGTGAGAGCGTCTTCGGGGATACCCCTAGGGCCGAGCGAGAGCGCATTGTGGCGGACTTTAAGGCAGGGAAGATTCGTGCCTTGGTTTCGGTGGGCGTCCTGACCACGGGCTTTAACGCGCCAATGGTGGACCTATTGGGGCTTCTGCGCCCTACGCAATCGACGGGGCTTTATGTCCAGATCATGGGCAGAGCCATGCGCACGGCCCCCAACAAGGACAATGCTCTCGTGCTGGACTTTGCCGGCAACGTCGCTCGCCATGGGCCGGTGGACCATATCAATCCCAAGAAGCCACGAGCGTCCGATGGAGAAGGGGCTGCGCCAACCAAGACCTGTCCAGAGTGCAAGTCCATTGTGCATGCCGCTGCCAAAGAGTGTGAGGAATGTGGGTATATCTGGCCAGAGCGTAAGCCTGAGATTGACCATACGGCCACCACGTTGCCTGTGATGGGTGCGGCGGTTCCCGCTGAGTGGGTCAAGGTCAATGCGGTGGCGTATCGTCGCCATCGTAAAGCCGGCAAGCCAGACAGCATGACGGTGGAATATCGCTCAGGACTGACCGTCTATCGGGAGTGGGTGTGCTTTGAGCACAAGGGGTATCCGCGTGACAAGGCGCTCAAGTGGTGGCGTCAGCGAATGACGAAGCCTGGGGTGTTACCCAACACGGTAGCGGATGCACTCTTTCATGCTCACGCTTTAAGAAAGCCCAGCGAAATTAAGGTAAGACGGAATGGGAAATATACGGAGGTCATTGAATTTCGATTTGTGTCCGATTTGCCATCGGGAAGCCCGAGGGTTTCTGTACATTCCGCCTCGGGGACAAACACGCAAAAGGGCCTCCTTTTGCAGCATGCGGTGCATGGATAACTATATGATCGACAAATCACCTAGCGAACAGTTAGCCCTCAATGAGGCAGCGGTGGCTGCGGGGCACTTCATCGAAGCGCAAGGCGTCTATGACTTCATGCAATTCACGCCCGATCAGTTCGATGAATTCATCGAAGCCATTGTTACGGCGTATGTGGAGTCTCTACAGAATCAGAAGGTTGAGACGGAGGGAGTTCGCTTCCCTTGATATAGCCGTTGCCTCGGCACGGTTCGCTGCCTGTGGAAAATAGAACCAACCCAGAATACTTGGGATGGGAACACCATCCTTCCTCTTCGTAGGTCTTAATAAAGTGCTGACACTGCGCGCAACGCATTACAACGATTCTCCCCGAAACCACGCCTTGTCATAAATCACTTCGCAAAGCTCTGGCGGTAACAAGCGTCCGTCTTTAAAGGTGAGCACCACGAAGCCCGATGCCCAATTCACAGGCCCTGCTTCAGTGTAGTTAAATTGCGGACCACCAGGCTCTGCCATGGTGCCGGTATCTACACCGTATCTACGTCCGCGATAGTCACCCCAAGGGGTCACTTGCAGCTTATGCAGATGCCCATGCACATAGTGCACGCCTGACTTTAGTGTGGAGTTATAAGCTGAGTGTACTCCACCGGATACAGGCCGATGCCGAATGGCGACCCAGCCTTCGCTGTGGGCATTGAGATGCACGGCCCAGCCCGCTTCCCAGCGTGGCAAGTAATCCAAGAGCGTCATGCCAGTCATCTCTTCAAACTC